AAGAGATAAAATCTTTAATATGCTTAAAAGTATAGATTGGAATGTTATAATTTGTGATGAAGCACATTATTTGAAATCGTTGACATCGCAACGCTCTAAACGAGTCTTAGGAAGCTTTGGATTAGCGAATTATGCTACATATAAATGGTTATTAACAGGTACTCCGATAGAAAACAAACCAGTAGATTTGTTTCCTATCTTATATACTCTGGGAAGAAAATATTTAAAGAAGTATATTAGCTATGAAAGCTTTGTGATGAGGTTTTGTGATGGTTATTATGATGCTATCAGCTCACAACCTATGCCAAATGGTGCTTCAAATGAATTAGAACTGAAAGATATGTTAAAAGATTTTATGTTAAGACGGACATTGGCAGAACAATTACCTAAAACTGATATACAGATTATCAGTTTGGAAAAGAATATTCAGGTAAATGAATTAGAAATGAAAATCAAAGATGATAATTTATATTATAAACCAATGAGTGAGTTGGGATCACTTGCTTCATTAAGACAGGAAATTGCATTAGCAAAGTTACCACAATGTATAAATTATATAAAAGATACATTAAAAATTGTAGATAAATTAGTCGTTTTTTGTTATCATAGATCTGTTATAAATAATATTGCCGATGTTTTAAAAAGACATTTCCCTGTAAAATATTATGGTGGTTTAAATGCAAATCAACGAGAAAATGTTAAAAATATTTTTATAGGAAATGATCGCTGTAAAATTTTTATTGGACAATTAAAAGCAGCAGGTCAAGGTTTAGATGGTTTACAAAAAGTTTGTAATCATATTCTATTTGTTGAAGTTGATTGGAATCCATTTAAACAATGCATTGGAAGATTAAGAAGAAAAGGACAAATAGAAAATAAAGTAGTTGTACAAATTTTAGTTTGTAAAAATTCTATAGAGGAAAAAATGTTGGGAACTGTAAATTCTAAATTGACTTCCATTAATAAGATTTTAGGAGATTAAAATAGTTTAAGAAAAATAAATTAAACCCTCAGTTTTTAACAAAGGGTTTAATTTATTTTTTAAACCATTTTTAAAAGGAGATTAAAATGACAGCAGATGTTCCCGGTGAGAATAAAGATAAAGTTATAAGAACATTAAGGTCAGAGGCAGTTGCCCAGAGAATTAAGTTGACTGAACTTGAAGGGCATAAAAGAATATCACCAGAAAGGAAACAACAGGTGATAGATTATTTAAGATCTGAAATTGTTGTTATCCGAAACCAGATTGCACTTCTTACTCCAGAAAAAGATAAAACAAATTTGGAAGTAAAAAAAGAAGTATGAAAATCAGGTTTGGTGATAAAGAACTTACGGAAGAACAGTTCTTATTATTTTTAAAATTTATTAAAGAATTGGAGGTATATGATAAAACAATTTCGGAATTAGATGCAGAAGTAGATAAATTTTTATGTGAACAATTTAATTATAGGAGAAAAAGATGAGTCTTGAAGAGGCGATTCGGAAAAATACGGAAGCCATACTTGCATTAACTGCAAAGTTTGGTGTTGTTGATGAAGATGAAGTTGTAAAACAGAAACGCAAGAGAAGAACAAAGGCAGAAATTGCAGCTGATAAAGAAGCTGTAAATGCTCATTTCAAAGAAGCAAGAAAAAAAGATATTCCTTTACCCCCACCTGTTACGCTTGATATGCTTCGTGCTGAAGCTAGTGCAGTTGTTGAACTTGATAATACTGAAGCACAAAAAGGTTTAGTAATTGCTCAAAAAATTATCACTAAAGCAGGATACAAAAAGATTTCTGATATTCCAGAAGATAAAAGAAATGAAATAGTATCTGAATTTAGAGAGGCGGTCAAGTCATGGAAAAAACAATAAGTCATTCTCCATTAGGTGCTTCCACTTGTCATAGATGGTGGGAGTGCCCCGGTAGTGTAGCATTAATTGCAAAGCTTCCTAAACAGGAACAATCTTTTGCAGCAGCAGAGGGTACAGCTGCACATCATTTTGCTGAACATGCTTTGAATGTTATCAAGACAAGCAAAGGTTTAGCACATATGAATTATGATGCAGAGATTGGTAAGACTGTTATGATTGAAGATCATGAGATAGAAATATCTGAAAATATGGTAGAAGCAGTTATTGTTTATATTAATACTATCAAAGCAGAACTTGTTAAATCTAATTGGAAAGAATTTCTTATTGAACATCCATTTCATCTGGATATTGATCAAGATGCTTGGGGAACTGTTGATGCCATGTTATATGTTCCAAATGAAAAAATTATTTTATGGGATTATAAACATGGTAAAGGTACATTAGTTAATGTAGATAATAATAAACAACTAATGTATTATGCTCTTGGTGCAGTTAATAATTTTAATATATCGCCACTTGATATTGATGAAATTATTACTTATATTGTACAACCTAGAGCATCACATCCCGATGGTTGGATAAGGAAATGTACATATTCAATGCCTGATTTAAAAAGATTTGAAATTGAATTAAAGGTTAAGATGGAAGCAACAAGAAGTTTAGATGCTCCATTAAAATCAGGTACACATTGCAAGTTCTGTCCGGCTATTGGAGATTGTCCTGCTGTTAGAGCAGAAGCACAAATTGTCGCAAAGAAAGATTTTGCTGCTGTTCCAGAGTTATCAGTAGAACAAATGGTTAAGTTACTTGAAATGAGTCCACGAATAACTGATTATTTAAAAGAAGTCAGTATTTATTTAAAAGCGAAAGCGGAAAGGGGTGAAATAATTAAGGGCTTTAAGTTAGTTAAAGCAAAAAGTAATAGGGTTTGGAAATGTCAAAGTAAAGTGATTGATGATTTTAAAGATGCTCTTGGTGATAATATTTTTGAAAAGAGAAAATTGTTATCACCTGCTAAATTAGAAAAATTAGCAAAAGGCAAAATTAAAAAAGATGATTTTATGAATTACATTGACAAACCAGATAAAGGTTTGGTACTTGTACCTGATTCAGATCCAAGAAATGCTGTAAAAACAAGTGCAAGTGAAGATTTTAATTTTAACATTTTAGATTAGGAGAAATATAATGGCAAAGAAAGATTTTGAGAAGATAATAACGCCTGTATTTAGAGTTAGTTTTCCACAAGTATTTCAGCCAAAGGCAGCACCCGGTAGTGAAAAAGAAAAATACAGTCTTGTTATGATCTTTAAAAAGGGTGAAGATTTATCTGTATTAAAAGATCTTATTAAAAAAGTTGTAAAAGAAGCTTATCCTGATGGCATACCTGAAGGGTTTCATACTCCACTTAAAGATGGTAATGGAAAAGAGTATGATGGTTATAAGGATACTATTTATTGTACTGCAAGCAGTATGCAGCAACCGGGAGTGCTTGATGAAACTAAGCAACCTATAATAAATCCTATAGAGTTTTATGCAGGTTGTTATGCAATTGCTACGGTTAATGTGTACACTTGGAAATATATGGGTAAACAGGGTGTCTCTATCGGATTACAGAATTTAATGAAGATAGATGATGGAGAACCATTAACAGGTGGTGCAAGTGCTGAAGCTGATTTTTCAGAAATTGTTGTTCCAGAAGAAGAAGTAGCAGATAAAGGAGATGAGTTATCAATTCTGGGATAGTACATTTAGATTTTGAAACAAGATCAGAAGTTGATCTTTCCAAAGTGGGTGCGTGGAATTATTCCATGCATCCCTCTACGGAAATCTTATGTATGGCATATGCCATAGATGATGAAAGTGTCAAATTAGTTAAACAAATAATGTTGACAAAAAAGAATCTAATGGACATCCAGAATTATATCTTTACTGCACATAATTCTATGTTTGAGAATTATATTTGGCATAATATTCTGGTAAAACGGCATGGGTGGACTGCAATCCCATTAAAGCGATGGCAATGTACTTCAGCTTTGGCAGCCACCCATGCTTTACCTAGATCCCTTGAAGGTGCTTCTACTGCTTTAGGTTTAAAGCATCAGAAGAATCTTGATGGAAAAAGAGTAATGCTTAAAATGTGTAAGCCACGCACACCATCTAAACATAATAAAGCTAAATGGCATAATGATTCTGATGATTTTGAAAAGCTTTATGATTATTGTATTAATGATGTTGAAGTTGAACGAGGTATCCATGAAGCATTACCTTCCTTATGTAAGAAGGAACAAGAAATCTGGCTTCTTGATCAGAGAATAAATACCAGAGGTATTGCAGTAGATATTGAACTTGTAGAATCTGCATTATATTTAATATCAGAATTTATTGATGATTGTAATGCTAAAATTCAGCTTCTTACTGAAGGTTATGTAGAAAGTGCTGCCCAAGTTGGTAAGATGAAAGAATGGATTGCTAAATTGGGAGTGCATATAGAATCATTAACAAAAGATTCTATAGTTAATCTGATCAATTCAAATCTCAATCCAAAAATTTTAACTATATTAAAATTGAGACAGCAGGTTGCAAAAACTTCAGTTAAGAAATTTCTTGCACTTCAAAATTCTGTAGCAATTGATGGCAGA